CTTCGGCTAGTTTCAAAGAAACGAGCCAAGCAGAATAAAGTTTATTCAGAAACAAGAAGGATATATTTAGAAAAATATCCATTCTGTGATTGTTGTGGAAAGAGGGCAACACAGATTCACCACAAAAGGGGAAGGTTTCAAGACAGGCTGAACGACACAGAGCATTTTATGGCTATTTGCCATTCTTGCCATGATTGGATTCATAAAAACCCAATGGAAGCCTATGCCAAGGGCTATATGCTTTTAAGATGAATGAAAACAGAGGAACGAATCAAATCCTTGTTTGTCCCAAGGAAAAAACTTTCCATTCCAGAATGGTGCGAGGCCAATCTCACCCTCTCGGCTAGGGTTACAAACATACCCGGCCCATATTCAACCACGCTCACGCCCTATGTAAAAGAGCCGCTAGAGGCTTTTGGGAATGATTCAATCCGCAGGGTGACTTTGGTTTGGGGAGCGCAGACATCCAAGACAACCACGATCCTTGCTGGGTTAGCGTATCGTTTGGCGGAAAGACCTTGCCCCGCCTTGTGGGTAATGCCTAGCGAGCAACTGGCTAGAAGCTTCAGCGAAACCCGATGGCTCCCGATGGTGGATGATTGCCCTTCCTTGGCAAAGGAAAGACCGATTGATACAGACAAAATCAAAATCCTAGAACAACACTTCCAGAAAATGTCGTTATGGTTTGTTGGGTCGAATAGTCCAGCGAATCTCTCAAGCCGATCAGTCTCGCTTCTTATGCTCGATGAGGTGGACAAATTTTCCGATGGCTCCTCATCGAAAGAGGCCGGAGCGTTGCAGTTGGCAGAGGCCAGGGTTGCCACCTATCCAAACCATCTAATCATCTCAACTAGCACCCCCACAACCGCAGACTCAATTATATGGGCGGAATGGTTGAAGGGAGATATGCGGTTTTATTTTGTTCCCTGCCCTCATTGCGGACACAAACAAAAGCTAATTTGGGAGCAAGTAAAATGGGATCAGACCGCAAAATTAAGCGATACGGAATGGGACTTCGGCCTTGTGAAGTCATCAGCCTTTTATGAGTGCGTAGAGTGCAAGGGACAGATTCGGGACGGGCAAAAGACCAAGATGCTTCGGGATGGGGAATGGATTGTAACCAATCCCAAGGGAGAACCCAATCGAAGAAGCTATCACCTTAATGGCCTCTATGCCCCTTGGGTGACTTTCGGAAGCCTAGCTGTGAAATGGCTACAAGATAAAAATGGAATCTTGGGTTTGCAGGATTTTGTGAACCGCATCTTGGCAGAGCCTTGGCTGGAACACGAAACAGAGCGTGTAGAGATAAAGCCCGGAGCCTACAAGATGGGCGAGATTCGCATGGGCGAGTTCCCTGTAATGAGTTGCGACATCCAAGAGGCAGGGGGCTTTCATGCTTGGTCAATCGTTAGGGCTTGGGATAATGAAGGAAAATCTCGGCTTGTTTGGGCTGGAAGGCTTGAGACTTGGGGCGACATCCAAGCGAAGGCCGAGGAGTTTTCAGTTAAAGCCGCCGCTGTCTTTTGTGATTCCGGGGATCAGACTAGAGATGTTTATTTGAATTGTTGTAAGAATGGCTGGATTGCGCTTGTAGGCTCCGACAAGGCCAGCTTCTCTGAGATTGTGGGCAATGCCAAAGTTCAACGCCCATACGCCAGAATCGCCAACGGAGACCCATTCAGCGGCAAGCAAACCATGTCGAAGGATGGCTGGAAATGGAAGCTCTGCCCTGTGTGGCGTTGGTCGAACCCGGCCATCAAGGACATCTTGGCAAACTTCCTAAAAACAGAGGGATGGGTAGCCGAGGATACTCCCCTAGTCTATTTTGAGCATATCAACGCAGAGGCCAAGGTTAGGGTGAAGAATCCCCTTACAGGCAGGGAGCGCATGGTTTGGAAGCAAGTAGGCAAAAATAATCACTTAATGGATGCAGAGTGCATGAACATCGTGGGGGCGGCTCTGCATGGAAGGCTTAAAGTCACCCCTGCGGATTTGGCAGAAAACATTGAAGAGTAGCCTTTGACACAACTTTTGATTTATGGCACAGGGTTCTTTTGTTGGTTTGCCTGTTGCCACCCTAACTTCTCTGCGGGACAAATATGTTTCTTGTCTCGAGGCGATTGCGGTGGCCGGAGTTTCCTATTCTATTGGGGGGCGATCCTTTAGCCGGGCCAATCTTACCGAAGTTCGCAATACGCTTGAAGAACTTACCTATGCCATTAAGCTTGCCGATGGAACGAGGACGCTGACCACCTACGCTAAGTTTGGCCCATGAAAAAGACCGAATTGAATTTGATTGATAAGGCGGTTGCCTTCATCAATCCCCAGAAGGCTGTTGAGCGTCTTATTGCCAGAAAGAAGCTGACCAAGTTTGAATACGATGCGGTAAAGTACACACGGGAACGCAGGGGGCCGAGCTCTCTTTCCGGGGCTGAAGATTATCGCTCGAACTATGATCGGGTAGAACTGATGAAGAGGGCGCGGGACTTGGCCGAGAATGTCGGCCTAGTTCGCTCGCTCCTCCTTAAATTTGCTGGTCATGTGGCAGGGTCAATCAGCTATCAAGCAAGGACTCTGAACCCGCAAATCAATTCAGACATAGAGGCATATTGGGCGGAATGGTGGGATAAATGCGACATCACAGGACGGCACACAGGCTCAACCCTTATGCAAGTTGCCGTGATGTCCATGTTGAGGGATGGAGACTTCCTTTTCCTTTTGGCAAGGGACAACGACAACAACCTAAAACTTCAAGGCATCGAGGCTGATCGGTTGGGCGATCCTTACAGAACCTACACAAGCCTTGAGCTAATCGGCGGTATTCATATTGACCGCAACACGGGCGCACCTACCGCCTACGATGTGTTCAATCGTAGCATTGGGGATTATTACACCTACCAAGCCACTATTTCCGCAAGCCAAGCCTTCCACCTTTTCGACCCGCTTCGCATTGACCAATATCGCGGAATCTCGGCCTTTCACACCGCCATCAATGATGCAACGGACATCCACGAACTGACCGGGTTTGAGAAGATGAGCGCGAAGGTCGCCAGCACCCAGAGCGCAATCGTGAAGCGCAACAACAACAATGCTTCCGACCTTTCCACCCTTTCAAATGATGAGGATTTCAATGGGAACCAAATCAAGCTTGAATCCATTGAGTCTGGTAAAATTTCCTACCTTGAGCCAGGAGAGGATATTGTTTTCCCCAACGGCCCAAGCCGTCCCTCTGGTGCTTTCATGGAGTTTCATAAGGTTCTGATGCGGAACATCTGCCTTGGGCTTGGCATCCCATATTCATTTGCGGTTGACCCTTCTCAAATGTCCGGCCCAACTGCTCGCCTTGAGATGCAACAGGCAGGGCGCACCTTCCGCCGATACCAGAATCTTTTGAACGATAAGGTTCTTCGGCCAGTTAAAAACATTGTCCTTGCCGATGCGGTTGCCCGTGGGCTTATCAGCGGGAGCGAGGGAAGCAAGACAACCAAAGGCATCTTCAATTTTGGGGCAAATGTCTCCATTGATTTAGGCCGGGAATCTGCCTCCGCCATCGCAGAATTTAAAACAGGCTTGCGGACGGCTTCTGATATTTATGCAGAGCGCGGCCTAGATTTTGAAAGCAGTTTAAGGCAAAAGGCACAGGAAGCGGCCTTAATCAAAAGCCTTGCAAATGAATACGATATTCCCGCCGTGGCAATCTCCGACATAGTTGAAAGCCTTGTCTATGCCCAGCAGGCGGCGCGGAGGGCGGGACAATCCCAAGAGGGCGCAGATGCCCAGACCCAAGTTGTATCGGATATTTCCCTCAACGGAGCGCAAGTGGCCAGCCTTATCAACATCATCAATGCGGTGGCCGCTGGTGCGCTCACAAGGGATGGAGCAATTTCTGTTATTACTGCCGCCTTCCCGACAATTTCAGAGGAGCAAGCAAGGTCAATTATGGCTGGGGCGAAAGAGGGCGAAATTATCCCGACTACGAAAGAGGAAAGAATTGCCACAGCAAACCAGCCTCAAGAGGTTCAAGCAGAATCCGTAGAGGATAAAAAAAAAGAACTATTTGAAAAGCTAGACGCTGAAGATGTGAAAATGCTCATTGCCGGGATGATGGGCGGCATTGAGTTGGGCAAGTATGACGGGATTGATTTCACGCCCCCAGAAGGAGCAAGGGAAGCCGCAAAGAGGGCTTTGGATGTAAGGGAAACCAAGCCAGCCAGCCAGAGGGGGATGACACCCGTAGGCATCGCTAGGGCGAGGGACTTGATTAACGGGGCGAAGTTCTCGCCCGATACCGTCCGCAGAATGAAGGCATTTTTTGATCGCCATGAAGTTGATAAAAAGGGGGCGACTTGGGATGAGCAAGGCAAGGGATGGCAAGCATGGAATGGTTGGGGTGGAGATGCTGGTTATGCGTGGGCAAGGAAAGTGGTTCGGCAGATGGAGGCTAGGGACAAGAAAGAACTGGCAGAACCAGCCTCTTGCCCAATCGCAACTCAAGACATCAAAACCAATCTAGCCAATAGGCAGACAGCCGTGGACGATGCGAACTACGGCCCAGCCAACCCTAATGAACCTAATGAGGATTATTGGAAGGCGAAAGCAGACGAGTTCCAAGGAGATGTAGCCACGGCCAAAAAGATGCTTTGCGGTAATTGTGCGGCCTTCGACCAAAGGACTAAAGTTCTTGGGTGTATTAAGAAGGGCATCGGCGAGGATGCAAATGAAGTCGCTATTGGTGGCGATCTAGGTTACTGCGAAATTTTTGATTTTAAATGTGCGGCCAAAAGAACTTGTGACGCTTGGATTGTGGGTGGCCCAATGACTGATGAGAAGGCAAAGGAACTAGCCCGACCCGGCCCCAAGTCTGCGGCACAAACTCCCGCACCGCCCAAGGAGCGAATCAAAGGCTCCAAGGAGAATCCTGAAGGCACGGCGGCCACAAGGTCAAAAGCTGGCGACATAGAGATTTCAGAGGCCAATGAGCAAGCCCTAAAGGACAAGATTGCCCAGTTCAAAAAGGATCACCCCAAGAAGAACGCCCCTAGCCTTGGGACTCTAAAGAAGGTATTCCGTAGGGGTGCTGGGGCTTATTCGACTAGCTTTAGGCCGACCATCACAGGAGGCCAGCCCAACAGCCGAAACGCTTGGGCGATGGCTAGGGTCAACAAGTTTCTCAAGATGGCTGGCGGTGGAGAGGTCAAGGAATCCTACCGCAAAGCCGATGGCGACCTTTTGACATAAGGAAAAAACCATGCCCCTACCGACCCCTAGAGCAGACGAAACCGAACAAGAATTTGTTAATCGCTTCATGGGCAACGATACAGCTGTCAGCGATTTTCCAGACGAAAAGCAAAGGGCGGCGGTGGCATATCGTACCTATCGGGATGAGGAAATGGAGGAGTTGGAGTTGGGGGGCGTTTCAATCCTTGAGGTTGGGGAGGCAAAGGGGCATGACTTATTCGTGGACAAGAAAAGCCTAGAGTCCGCCCTTGGAATTATGAAGGCCGCAAAGAATGGCGTTAAGGTAAAGATGAACCACGGAACCGGGCTGGATGCGGTTGTGGCCTTTGCTCGCAACCCTCGCATCGAGGGGGATAAACTAGTTGCCGACCTTCGCCTTCTCCGCAACTCCCCGCATTATGGCCTCATCAAAGAGATGGCCGCAGAGGCTCCCGACCAGTTCGGCGTTTCCCTAGCTTTCGTGAACGAATCCGAAACCATAGATGGCAAAGACTACATTCGCCCACAATCTATCGCTTCCGCCGACCTTGTTTCCAGCCCTGCTGCGACCAATGGTCTTTTCGAGGAGATGGTTAAATTTATGCAAAAATTCGGCTACATGGCCGGAGGGAAGCCCATTCCAGTTGATCTGCCAGAAGCAGTTGAGGAGGGGGCAAATTTGACAAAGGAGAAAAAAGCAATGCAAGAGAACAAAGCCGACTATACGAAGGACATCGAAGACATTAAAGTTCGTTTGTCCAAGCTTGAGGAGTCGATGACCCCCAAGACTGAAGAGAAAAAGGCCGAAGCCCCCGAAATTAGCGTGGAAATCGAGCCGAAAGAAAAAGAAGATAACTCCGAGGAAATGGCCAAGAAGCCCCAGACCGAGGAGATGAGCGAACTGGTTAAGAAAGTTTTGACCGAGTTCGGCATCAAGCCCGTCCCGGCTTCGCCCGTGACCGAAGAGGCTCCCGCAAAGAAAGAGGAGCCGAAGAATTTTGAAGCTCTGGTGGCGGCTCACCCCGACTACGGAACTTCAAAGCTCAAGGCCATGAAGGCCGTGATGCTTTCCAACCCCAAGGAGTACGGCGAGGCTCTTGCCCGTGGTATTTCCAAACTCTAAACCAAGGATAAAATAGAATGAGCACCAATATTGACGGAAATTTTCGGACATTCAGCACCTCGTCCGCCATCTCGGCTTACCGCCTTGTTCAGCCCTCCACCGTGACGGCTGGCGGGGTTGATGTGGCCGTGACCGGGGCGAGCAAGGCCATCGGAGCCACGATTGATGATGTGGCGGCCAATGGCTATGTGACCGTGAAGCTGTTCCACCCCACCTTCTTCGCAACCGTATCGGGCGTTGCGGCAGTCGGTGATGTTGTGAAATTTGATGCGGCTGGTCAAGTGACCACGCTGGCGGCCAATCTTGTGACCGCTGGTATCGCCCTTGAGGCGGCCACGGCGACTTCGGCGGTGATCGAGATTGCCGTTCCGATGTTCTAAGGATTAACCCAAACAAAGAAAGAATAAGAAAATGAGTTATATCTCTGGTGGCACAACGATTCGGGGAGACATCAATCAGGCTCTGGTTGAAGCCCCCAATGGCGATACTGGTCTGATCGGGGCTGAAATCTTCCCCCTTCTGCCCGTCCCCGCCAAAAGCGGTCAGTACCTCAAGGTTCAGTTGGCACAGGCCGACCTCCTCAACAATGATTCCAAGGCTCGCGATATTGGCTCCGGCTACGCCCGTGCCATCCGCGCCTTCGGGACTGATACCTACGACACCGTTGAGTTCGGTCTTGAGGAATTGATTGATGATAGCTTCCGCGCTGATGCTGATCGTTTCTTCGATCTAGAAGCCTCCTCGGCTCGCTTCCTCCTCCGCCAAATCAAACTTGGCCACGAGAAGCGTGTGCAGGACATTATCAATGCCAGCACGACCCCCTTCACCACCGCCGATCAGTCCGCCATCTCCGCTTATACCAATGCGAATCTGGCGAACATTGATGTGGCTGGCGATGTGGCCAACGCCCGTACCGAACTGAACAAGCTCGGTTATGAGGCCAACACGGTCATCATGTCGGCCCCTGTGTTCGAGCGTATCCGCCGGACGACCAAGCTCCAGAATCAGTTCTTCGGGGTTATCTCCGACACGGGTTCCCGCTTGCTGTCCGAGGCTGAAATCGCGGCGGCTCTGGGAGTCCAAAGGGTTCTCGTTGGTCGCGCGGCGATCAACTCCGCTAACAAGAACAAGGCCTATTCTGGTGGGTTCGTGTTCTCCAACACCTTCATCACCGTTGCCAATGTGCAGAGCGGTCAGTTCACCGCTGGCGGTATCGGGCGCACCCTCGTTTGGTCGGCTGATGCCCCCGGAGGCTTCGTCTCCGAGAGCTATCGTGATGAGGCTCGCCGGAGCAATGTGCTTCGGGTTCGTATGAATACGGCTGAAAAGCTGATTGATGCGAATGCTGGCGTGCGTATCACCACCAGCTTCAACTAAAGATTGGTTTGTGTGTTCCTCGAAAGGGGGGTTAGGGTAAAAGCCCTAGCCCCCTTTTCTTTTCTATGAATTGACATAAATCCCACCTTAAATCCTATATGCGAAATCCTCTGTCCATTTAC